ATTGCAAGAGAAGGACCAGATGCCCATTGATCGCGTCGGCTTCAAAATTGATATTCATGACAGAGCAACGCGGCTCCCATTGATTGACTGCGGCCAGTATCGCTATGGTTAGCGGCCCTGTGCTATTTATCGGGGTGTCCACGATCGTCTGGTCTAGCCCTAGCGTTCGCTCCAGTGGCGCGCTGTAAAGCGCCGTCGCCAGAATGGTTTTAACGTTTTGGAAAATCTCTTTGTAGCTGATTGCGCCGAAATCGATTTCTTCCAAACCCGCCATCGTCAGCGGTAATCCGTCAGGCTCGATGAATTGCAGTCGCCAGTTTGCGCCCAGCTGCGGTGTATAAGCGCCGGCCGCGGTTGGAATTGTTTGAGTAATCGCCATCAGCCAAATCCCGGTATGCCAGTTGGCGATAGCGCGGCGCCCGATTCCGCAAACGGAATGTATTCCTCAAAATGAACATCAAGCTCGACTGCAATCAATCTGCCGCCCGTGAGCCAGTGCTTGTGATTTTCCTTCATTTCTGTGATCACAAACAGCGATTGGTCGGGAGCCATCGGTCTGCCACCGATGATGAGCGGCGCAGCATATCCGCCTTCCAGCAGAAAATGCCACTCTATCAGGATCACATTCGGATCGCCACACCACGCCGCGTTCAGCTTGAATCGCATATCAATTTTAATGAGATCGTTCCCAGCCCATTCCAGAAGCGGCTTGCGCAAGTGAACCATGTGCGCGCCGAAGCGCCCTTTGTAGTCCCGCAGGATTTCATAGAACGTATGGATACGCTGATTTTTCCTGCCGAAGATAATCGAGCCGTATGTGCCTTCTTCCATCTTGCGTCATGCCTCCAGCGCAGCAATGCGCGCTTCCAGTGCAGCGATTCGTTCCTCCAGCGCAACGGCGTTAGTATGATGGCCAAGGCTGTCAATATGCACTCCGCTGGTGGTCATGTTGCCGGTGTGATTGATGTTGCCCTGGATGGTGACAGTGCCTTTGAGCGTGATGTTCTGCTGCTCGATCGTAACCGTACCACTCGGCGCGTTCACGGTGATATTGCCGGAATTTGATTTGATGTTCGTATCACCGTCGCTTGTCAAGTTGATCGCTGCGCCGCCAGTCGTGGCGATGTTGACGGCCTTGGCAATCGTCGCTTTCCAGCCGCCTTTGAAATCCTGCGTCAGAAACGGATCGGCACCGCTGTTAGCGTCGAATTTCTCGCTGTGGCCGCCTTCCCATTCACAGTAATCAACCATCGGATCCGTCACGGGCGGTGGCACCTTGGTTGTGTAGAAATGTCCTATCGCAGCGTAACTCGACGTTGAATTGGGCAGTTTTACCATCAACACGTTCTGCCCGACGCGCGGCATGGCGAAACTCTTTTTACCGCCAGCTGAGATTTGCAGCATCGGCACAGGCTTGGTGATGAGCGGGTTGCCGGTGTGATCGATCTTATCCGGCATGATGACGCGCATGTTCGCGCCTTTCTCGCTTACTTCCAGCTTGGAGACCTTGCCAATTACAACTGCATGCACAAACCGTTGATCACGCCCGTCAGTGTAATCGGTATCGGCTAAGAGATTTTTGCCCATAACTAATAGTCCAGCGTGCGTCTGACGTGAATCCTCGTGTCATACATCGGGCAGAGAACATGGTGCGCCTGCTCGATGAACCACATGCCGTCAAACTGGCCGCAGCCCGATAGCGTGAACGTCTGACCAGAAGCGATTAACGGGTTGCCAATGGAAAGTTCAATGTCCGATTCGTACCTGCGCCTTGGTCAACACCGCGTCGGCTTCCGCGCCGTCACTGGAGAAGTATTGCAAACCACCTGTCCCATCAAAAAGCTGTGGCGATCCGCTTCCGCTGTCGCTCGATTTCACGTCGCTGTTCCAGTTGAGGTTATCCTTCCATGTGGACGGGTTCATCAGCGATTCGCCTGCACCCACGCCTGTTCCCTGCAAAAGAGAATTGGAATCAAACTGCCGCTGTGAAGTATCGCCTGTCTCGATGTCAGTATTGGACACGACCGTCGATGCAGTAAGATCGGTCACTTGCAGGCGAAATCTGCCGCTGCTCATCCGATAGGTCTGCGTGTCTGCGCCTGCCGCGCCGTCGCCATATACCAGCGTGAAACTGGACGGCTGCTGATCGAGCGTTAGCGGATCATAAAGCCACAGTTGTCCGCGCGCGATCTTGATTTCGAGCTTGGCGTCCTCAGCGAGCCGCCTCAAAAACTGGAACGCGCTCTGCTGCACCTGCTCGACGCGATCATACATCGGATTCTTTTGGGCTAGAAACTTCGGCTCAAGATGATTCTCCCCTGCGATCTGCGATACAATGTCTTGAAGCGACTTGTTCTCGAAGCCCCTTGTCTCGTTTGAAACCTTGCCGTGCGCGTCATTCGGAATCGAGTTCGCTTTCACATGCACCGTGTGCTGCGGCAAATCGAACTCGATGGAATCGATGTAAAACGTCCCGCAATCCAGCGCGAGCGTAGCCGCGTTCGGGCCGAACCAGCGTTCAGCTTGAATCTTCGCGCCCAGCGTCGCGCCTGGGGCTGGCATCCATTCATTGATGAATTTTCTGTCGCGATCAGCGAGACTGAACTGGCAATCGTCGGCGTGCTGTCCGTCGCAGCTGTCGGTGTATTCGAAGTGCAGCAGATACGGCGCGAGCTGTGAATAAAAGTCTTCCCCGTTCAGGATGATCTGTGGCCGCGCTGATCGGACCTGAATTATCATGTGACCACCACATTTGCGCTCGTCCATGGGACAAGCGGAATGGCTGTCTTTTGCGGCAGCACGGGCACAATCACCTGAACACCGGCAGGAAAATTACAGATGTCGCGAAGTTCATAATTGGCTTCGAGCAACTTGTACATGAGCAGTTCGTCGCCGCGACGCATTCCGTACACCTTGAGCGCAATCAGGTCCCACCAATCATCCTGCACGGACACATATATGCTCGCGCCCTGTGGAATTGGTTGTGCGTATGTCGTCCCATTAGCCATAACCGCTCTACGCAAACATAATCTCTAACTACCGTAACCGGATTCGTAACTTAACCGACGTTCCTGGCGCTGTGCAGCTTGAAACTCGCGAATGAACTCGCGCGCCGCATCGCGCAACCTTGTGCTCATCCGTCCCATGGCGTGTTCATCTGCATTGCCATGAATGTGAATCTCGGGCGCGTGATGCAAGTTGAATATGCCGCTCCCGCGACTGCCGCCGCCCAACAGACCGCCTAAGACTGAAAGGGGTCCGCGACCGCCCAGCGGCAGGATCGCTTCTGGACCGCGTTCAGCCAGTGCAGCGATTTGCGGCCGCAGCGCGATGCCGCCCTGCTGATACGCAGCCGCCAGCAACGGCGGCGGTGCGTTCGCAGCTGGCGCAGCAGCAGCTTGTGCAGCCGCGATTTGTTGCGCCTGACCAAGGTATGCGGTTCCCACATCGGGGTGCATTCCAATGGTTGAAAATCGTTTGCCCAGAATGCTTCCGCGTATGCTCGCTGACCCAGCAGCAGAGTTTGCATCGCGCACAAAAGCTGCAACTGACTTGTCAACGTCATAGGCGTTCCCGTAAGCCTGCCCGTGCGAGTATTGAAAGACGCCAAACGATCCGCCCGGGTCACTCAGATTTGTCGATCTTGGATTGAAACCAGATTCAGCGTGCGCGACAGAGACGCCCCAACGCGCCCATTCCTCAGGCGTCCCTTTGACAATGCCAAATCGTGCAGCATCGGGTGGCAGACCTTGCGGCGGGTATTGTCTGAATTGCGTCAGCAATTTGCCGTATAACGTCGCGCCAGCGGTAGCTCGCGGGCCGAGCGAGGATTCCCCACCACCGTAGGACATTGTTGCGCCAGCTGGAATATAACCAGCGCCGCCTCCAGCTGGGCCGCCTCCAGCGCCTAGGATAGTCGTTGTTGGCGTGGCTGGAATCGCTGGTACGCGACTCACAGGCGCAGCCCACGGCGCACTCGTCACGGGCGGTGCTGGCGGTGCTGTTTGCGGTCCATAACCAGCGCCGCCTGGAGCTGCGTATGCTGGCGTTGGAAGAGCTGAGGGAGCGGCAACACCCGGCGCAGCACCTTGCAGGTATGCTTCACGCAACACCGGATTACTCGCGTACTGAGGTGGAATCGGCGGCATCGTTGCTAGAGCCGTTGGAGCGGCTCTTCCGACGTCTCTATTTATTCCAAAGTGTTTGGCGATGAAACTGCCGATCAACACGGGCGGAAGTTTCTTCACGACCGCTGCCAGCGCCTCCATCAGCTTTACCAGAAGCTTGAGTTCGGTGTTGAGGATTTTAAGCGAGCGAACGATCGCCCCGCCGAGCAGCCTTCCGAAGAATCCGGACTGGGGCCATTCGAGGCCAAGGGTTGTCCATAACTCTTTAAACGTGTCACCGATTTCGTGCCACACCTTTGCGACCTCTGGCATTTCAAGCCGCTGTGCCAGCGCAACAGCCTCTCTGGTAATCCATGTTATGAGAGTGGCTAGTTCCCTCATCGCGTCCAAAATCACGGGCTCAATGTCCGGCAGTGCGTCCGACCATGCCTTGGCCATGTCAGCCTGCGCTGGCAGCATCTCCCTGCCGATTTTCTTGGATAGTTCATCGAACAGATTCCGCATCCTCTGAATCTGACCGAGCGGCGTCCGCGCAGCCGCATCATTGAAGCCCTGGTATTTCTTCATCAAGTAGGTGATGTAATACAGCGCGCCGCGCCAATCGTCCTTGTAAGCTCTGAGCCGCGCCATCTCGCTTGGGCCTATCGGAATGAACTGCTTCAATGCCATCGCCCGACCGCCTTTTGCGACCTTGACCAGTGTGTCGCCAAGTTCTTTCGCATCCTCAGTGCTGGCGCGAATCCCACGTGCGTGAATCAATACGTCGGCCAGTACCGGCTCTAATTCTGCGATCTGGCGAGGGCTTTCGCCAATCTTTGAAAGGCTAACTGCCATGGTATCGTAAATGCTTTTGGAGATCACGCCGGTTTGTGCCAGCCGTCGATTGTAGTCTTCAAGCATGTCGGCTTGGGCGGCAGCGGCGTCGCGCCCCTGCTTTTTCATGTGAAGGTAGAACTCGTTGGTCAGCGCGAGCGCGTGTTCCTGCGCTTCGGCAGCGGCATCA